TTACCTCTTTATTAGTTCTGTTTGAGTTCGAGTCTATAGGTAGCAATAAGGGCACTGATTTGCTGCGCCCAGTACCTACGATCTGGTTTTTGTTCGTCGGTCAAGCTCTTTACTGGCTTTGTCAGTAGTTCCCGCACATCGGCGGTGAATCCCGCGATAATTGCCGCCTTTAAATTCTCGTATTCCTCTGGCTTTAATGTACTGCTATCAGACCTAGGGTTAATGAAGTCGGTAGGTTGATTAAATCCGTCAGCTATCAGACTTCTGTAGGCGGTTCCGTACGCCCCGCGCGCTAGTGCTTTGTTAGTTTTTTCTGAGATTGTTCTCATAGTTGTTACCTCTGTTTAAGTTTAAGTTAACCAACGATTCCCGCGCTGGTGAAACTATTAAAGCAATTACACCATAACAACACAATAGATAAACGCACATTATGACAAGTTTAGATAAACCTCAATACTTTGTTAGTGACGCACTAACAAGGCGATTACCTAAAACGCGGATATGCTAGACCTACCCTACCCCCACCCCCCGACTGTCAACTCAGGAGTCCCAGCGGGTTTCGTATTACTAATCTCCACAAACAATGAGTAAAATTCTGAGTTCACTAATACCCACACAATTAGTCCAGTTTTTTAAGCTCAGACCCCCACCCCCCTCTATATAGGAACACCCCCCGGTAGGAGTCCCAAACGTCCCTACAAAAAATTTTTGTTACTATGTGCAGAAAGGGCACCTCCTTGCACAAAACTAAATTGTTATGTATAAATACCCACTAACGGTTAATAACCTGCGGAAAAACAGTATGACAATGGTGCTAGAGCCGGAGATCGGTGTGCCATATTCGGATGAAATTCCGTATATGGACTTGCGTGCGCGAGCGGAAGCTGCGTGCAACACCGCCGCTGCACTCGTTGAGCATGGGTTAGAGATCGACCCCACAACGGAAGACGAAGAAACCGCCGCAAAACTTACCCTCGCCTACGCAGATAACCCCGAAAAAGCGTCCAAACGGGTCTCAAACAAACGTGCATCTACGCTGCCACCCGCTGCGCTTATGCTGACCCATAACATCCTCACACAATTCGGGCATTCAGTCGTACAGAGCGCGACTCAAGTTCGTCATCTAGTCACAAACAAGCTAATAGAAGAAACTGAGAACCCTGATCCACGGGTGCGTCTCCGTGCGTTAGAACTTCTCGGTAAGATTTCGGACGTTGGCTTGTTTACAGAAAAGGCAGAAGTCACGATAACTCATCAAACAACAGACGAATTACGTGAAAGCCTGCGTGCTAAGCTGTCAAAATTGGTGAATCCATCAGATGACATAGAAGACGCCGTGTACATCGAGGGCGAAGCCATAGATATAGACGCTGAACTGGGGATAGAGGACGAATCCGGTGAGTGACACGGCACTGGGGTTTTCAGAAGAAGAAATTGAGCACATGCTCGCTAATCTGGATGCCTTTTCTGCTGATGAACTCGCAGAAATAGAGAAGATGGCGGAGGAATTATCCGCCCGGAAAGAGAATCAAGCTGCATTCAACGACTTAATTGCGTTCTGTAAGAAAATGCAGCCCGACTACATTGTCGGTGCCCACCATCGCAAACTCGCTGATATGTTAATGGCTATAGAACGAGGGGATAAAGACCGTATATGCGTCAATATTCCCCCTCGTCACGGCAAATCTCAGCTAGTTTCTATCATGTTTCCTGCTTGGTTTTTGGGTAGAAACCCCACAAAAAAGGTCATGATGGTGTCCCATACTACCGATCTCGCCGTAGATTTTGGGCGTAAAGTACGTAACTTAATAGCCACTGACGGGTATCGTGCAGTATTTCCCACTACGGCATTAGCACAAGATAGTAAGTCAGCAGGTAGGTGGAACACGAATGTTGGTGGAGAGTACTACGCCTGCGGTATTGGTAGTGCTCTAGCAGGTCGTGGTGCTGATCTACTCCTCGTAGATGACCCTCATTCCGAACAAGACGTTATTAACGGCAACTTTGAAGTGTTCGAGAAAGCCTACGAGTGGTTTACCTTCGGTGCGCGTACTCGTCTGATGCCGGGGGGACGTGTAGCCATTATCCAAACACGTTGGCACATGGATGACCTAACAGGGCGTGTAACAACAGACATGGCAAAGAATGATCGTGCAGACCAGTACGAGGTCGTGGAATTCCCCGCCATTCTTGAAGTACGTGATAAGAAGACACTGCGCTACGTACAAAAACCGCTATGGCCTGAGTTCTTTGATTTAGAAGCACTATTACGAACCAAGGCGTCAATGCCAGCGTTCCAGTGGAATGCCCAGTACCAACAACAGCCGACTGCCGAAGAAGCGTCGATTGTGAAGCGCGAGTGGTGGGGTATATGGGAACAAGATAACCCGCCTCCATGCGAGTACATCATAATGTCACTTGATGCTGCGGCGGAGACACATAACCGTGCAGACTTCACAGCCTTGACAACGTGGGGGGTGTTCTACAATGAAGAAACCGCCGCGTATAACATCATCCTCCTTAACAGCATCAAGAAACGTATGGAGTTCCCAGAACTGAAGCAGCTTGCGATGGATGAATATGCTAACTGGGACCCTGATGCGTTTATCGTGGAGAAGAAAAGTGCAGGTACAGCGTTGTACCAAGAAATGCGCCGTATGGGGCTACCCGTGTCGGAGTACACTCCGCATCGTGGGTCTGGAGATAAGTTAGCGCGGCTGAACTCAGTTGCAGATATTGTCGCATCGGGGCTAGTGTGGGTACCCGCTACCAGATGGGCAGAGGAGGTCGTAGAAGAAATTGCTGGATTTCCTTTTATGAGTCATGATGACTTAGTGGACTCAACGGTGATGGCTCTTATGCGATTTAGGCAAGGTGGGTTTATCCGCTTGCCAACTGACGAGCCTGACGAAATAAGATACTTCAAGCAACGACGCGGTGGGTATTACTAAGAGGTTAAGACATGGCTATAGAAAAAGGACTCTACTCCGCTCCGCAAGGAATAGAGGATGACGACATCGAAGGAATCAACGAATCTGACGAGTTAGAGATAGAGATTGTAGACCCAGAAGCAGTGACATTAAGCGATGGTTCCATGGAAATCACGCTTATCCCAGACGCTGAAATATCTGATTTCGTTGAGTTTGACATGAATCTTGCAGAGGTCCTTGACGAGTCTCATTTGCGCGAATTATCCCAAGATTTAGTAGGTTTAGTTACTGCGGATAAAGACGGACGCAAAGACTGGACTGAGACCTTTGTCAAAGGTCTGGACGTTCTGGGCTTTAAATACGAAGAACGTACTGAACCATGGGAAGGCGCGTGTGGTGTCTACTCTACAGTACTAGCTGAAGCTGCGATTCGTTTCCAAGCGGAAACAATGTCGGAAGTATTCCCCGCCGCAGGCCCTGTAAAGACAAAAATCCTCGGGGAAGAATCTAAAGAGAAGATCGAGGCCGCAGAGCGCGTTCGTGCGGATATGAACTACGAGCTGACCGAGCGTATGGTCGAGTACCGTCCCGAGCACGAACGCCTGCTCTATAGCTTGGGTCTGGCAGGTTCAGCGTTCAAGAAGGTGTATTTTGACCCTAATCTTGGGCGGCAAGCTGCTATATACATCCCAGCAGAAGATGTCATTGTACCGTATGGTGCGAGCCATATAGAGACCGCAGAGCGTGTTACGCACGTTATGCGTAAGACAAAAAACGAGATGCGTAAGCTACAGGCTGCGGGGTTTTATCGTGATGTTGACCTTGGAGAGCCTGAACCATACCACAGCGACATTGAGGAGCGGAAAGCAGAGGAAGGCGGGTTCTCGCTAACCGACGACAACCGCTATGCGTTGTATGAGATTCACGCCGATCTTGTCATTGATGGGGTCGATGACTCAGACGACGAGATAGCCAAACCGTACGTTGTGACTCTTGAACGTGGGTCGGGCGAGATATTGGCTATCCGCCGTAACTGGAACGAAGATGACGAGTTAATGTTGAAGCGTCAGCACTTCGTCCACTACGTTTACGTGCCGGGGTTTGGGTTCTATGGGCTTGGGCTCATTCACATTATCGGTGGGTATGCGAGAGCGGGTACATCCCTCATACGTCAACTTGTTGACGCAGGCACACTCTCTAACCTCCCCGGTGGCCTCAAGTCGCGTGGCCTGCGTATCAAGGGTGATGATACGCCCATAGAGCCGGGAGAGTGGAAGGATGTGGACGTGCCGAGCGGGTCTATCCGTGACAATATCATGCCTCTCCCATATAAAGAACCTAGCCAGACTCTGCTTGCCCTGCTCAACCAGATTACTAATGAAGGGCGGCGTCTGGGGGCTATTAGCGACCTCAACATATCAGATATGTCTGCTAACGCGCCTGTGGGTACAACGCTTGCGCTCCTAGAGCGTACGTTGAAGCCGATGGCAGCGGTACAAGCCCGTGTCCACTATGCCATGAAGCAAGAGTTCAAGATGCTCAAGGCGATAATGGCAGAACACGCTCCCGCAGAGTATGGCTACGAGCCGCACCGTGGGGAGATTAGCGCACGGCAGGCAGACTACATGATGGTGGACGTGATCCCCGTCAGCGATCCTAACAGTAGCACTATGGCGCAGCGTGTCGTGCAGTACCAAGCAGTGTTACAAATGGCGCAGTCTGCCCCACAAATATACGACCTACCTGCCTTACACAGACAGATGATCGAAGTTCTTGGCGTAAAGAACGCAGACAAACTTGTTCCCACAAGAGATGACGCTAAACCTACCGATCCAGTCAGTGAAAACATGGATGCCTTGGTGGGTAAACCGATGCGGGCGTTTATTTACCAAGATCATGCCGCGCATATTGCCACCCATACATCGTTTATGCAGGACCCGATGATTGCTCAGATGATCGGACAGAACCCACAGGCTCAACAGATTATGGCGGCGTTACAGGCGCATATTGCTGAGCACTTGGGCTTCCAGTATCGCCAGCAGATCGAGGAGAAGCTGGGCGCACAGCTCCCACCTCCGGGGGCAGAGCTGCCAGAACAGATCGAAGTGGACTTGGCTCGGTTGGTGGCAGACGCAGGACAGCAACTCACACAAAGTCATCAACAGGAAGCAGCACAAAGAGCCGCGCAACAACAGGCTCAAGACCCTGTGTTCCAGCAGAAGCAGGCCGAGTTGCAGATCAAGGCACAAGAAGTACAGCGCAAAACCCAGAAAGATATGCAAGACGTGCAGCTCAGACAGGCCGAGTTGCAGCGTAAAGCTCAGAAAGACTTGGTTGACGCTGGGGTTAAGGCACGAGAACTACAACTTGGAGAGCAAGAACTTCAGCTTGACGCCCAGAAAGAAGGTGTACGGCTGGCCGCAAACCGCCGCCAAGATAACAATAGGTTGGACTTAGAGATAGCAAAACTAATGCAGGGTAAACCAAAGCAGGGTGAATAATGGCTAAAACCGTCTTTGACGTGCTGAAACACCAGATCGACGAGCAAATCTCGTCTGCACAGAGCTTCCTCACCGCAGGGTCTGCTAAAGACTATGCGAACTATAGGGAGATTGTTGGCCTCATTCGGGGTCTTGAAGCCAGCAAACAATACATTGAAGACCTCTCGCGCAACTATATGGACAACGACGATGACTGAAGCTCCAAAAATTGTAGTGCCTAACACTCCCGCTGAGCCTGTAAAAGAACGTGTTATTACAGACGCAGAATGGGAAGCTCAACTACCAAAACCAACCGGGTATCGCATACTTATTGCGTTACCTGATGTCGAAAAATTTTACAACGGTAGTACCCTGTTAAAAACTTCAGACGTAATGCACAAAGAGTACATTATGTCGATCATGGGCGTTGTGTTGGATTTAGGTCCTGACGCATACGCTGATACTGAGCGCTTCCCTAACGGCCCGTGGTGCAAAGAAGGCGATTACGTGATGTTCAGAATGAACACAGGTACTCGTTTCAAGGTGAACGGTAAGGAGTTTCGTTTAATGAACGATGACTCTATAGAAGCTGTAATTCCTGACCCTAGCGGCATCATGACAGTTTAAGGAGGCCCTTTATGCCATTTCAAAAAGTAGAATTTGATTTCCCGCACGACGATGACGGGAACGAAAAACATATAGAAATTGAACCTTCAAGTGCGGAGGAAGTAGATGTTGGCGGTAAGAAAGCTAAAGCACAAGCTGAAGCACCTGCTCCAGCAGTTGATGATGAAGGTACCACTGACGACGAATATGAAATTGAAGTTGTTGATGATACACCAAAAGCAGATAGAGGTCGTAAACCTTCTGACCCACCTGAAGACGTTACCGAAGACGAACTTGAAGAATATTCAGAGAAAGTTCGTAAACGTATTCAGCACTTCAGTAAGGGATACCATGATGAACGCCGTGCAAAAGAACAGGCGCTTCGTGAGCGGGAAGAACTAGAAAGGCTGTCTCAACAGCTTGTTGAGGAGAACAGAAAGCTAAAAGCTGACGTGAATAAGAACCAGTCAGTTTTACTTGAACAAGCCAAAAAGAACGCTGCTATTGAGTTAGAAACAGCCAAAAAAGCATACAAGGATGCCTATGAAGCTGGAGACTCAGATGCTGTTCTTGCTGCTCAAGACAGCATAACAACCGCTAAGATTAAGGCCGATAAGTTAAATAATTTCAAGTTACCAGCTTTACAGGAAGACGAAACCCCTGCTAAAGTTGAAACACAACCCGCTCCAACACCTGTTCAAGTGGACCAAAAAGCAGTGGATTGGCAAAAAGCTAATCCATGGTTCAATCAGGATATAGAAATGACAAGCTATGCGTTGGGGCTGCATAACAAACTTGTCCAAGAGGGCGTAAGTCCTCAAAGTGATGAATACTACGAGCGTATAAATACTCGTATGCGACAGTTATTCCCCGAGAACTTCGAGGATGACGCTGCGGTAGAACCAAAGCAGAAGCGGAAATCTAGTAATGTGGTTGCACCCGCTACGCGGAGCACAGCACCGAAGAAAATACGGTTAACGCAAACACAACTTACACTCGCTAAACGCTTAGGGCTTACCCCAGAACAGTACGCCAAACAGGTTGCATTAGATATGAGGAAGAACAATGGCTGAGAACCGTCTAGGAAGGGACTTAGAGTCTCGTGAAAAAACGACCCGTAAAAAGGCTTGGCAGCGTCCAGAGGTATTACCCTCACCGAACCCTGAGCCGGGTTACGCATTTCATTGGGTACGCGTAAGTACTCAAGGACAAGTTGATGCCACCAATGTATCTTCCAAACTGCGTGAAGGTTGGGAGCCTGTACGGGCTAAAGACCACCCTGAAATCACTATGGTTGCAGTCGAGAACGAACGGTTTAAAGACAACATCGTGATTGGTGGTTTGATGCTTTGTAAAGCCCCTGCGGAACTTGTTGAAGAACGCAACGAGCATTACGGTGAACAAGCTCGTGCTCAGATGCAGTCCGTTGATAACAACCTTATGCGTGAGAGCGACCCTCGTATGCCGATCTTTAATGATCGTAAAACGAAGGTCACATTTGGTAACGGAACTTAAATTAGGAGCTAACAATGGCTTATCCTACTGTAAGTGGGCCATACGGCCTTGTTCCGGTAAAACTGTTGAGCGGCTCTCCTTTCGTGGGTGTAACTCGTCACTTTAAAATTGCAAGTGGCTACGCTACCTCCATCTTCTACGGAGATGCTGTAAAACTCGTTACCGGAGGCACTGTTGAGCGTGATACGTTTGATGCTGCTATGACGCCCGTAGGCGTTTTTCTTGGTTGTACCTACACTGACCCTAACCTTGGCTACAAAGTATGGCGTCAGAACTACCCTGCAAGCACTGTTGCAAGTGACATCGAAGCATTCGTTGCTGATGGCACTGACATCCTGTTCAAAGTTGCTGTGGTCTCCTCGGGCACCACTATTGGCGACCTTGCCCAGACCGACATTGGTGCTAACGTAGCAGGTGTAGACAACACTGGTGATTCAACTTCAGGTAACTCCCGTTGTGCGATCTCCGACACGTCTGCAACCACCAACACTCTGCCTTTCCGTATCGTAGGTTTGGTCGAGGAAACTAAAAACAGCTCGGGTGGTTATACCGAAGCCTACGTTAAGTGGAACGCAGGCCATCAGTATGACAACACGACTGGCGTATAAGGGGGAGTAGATAATGGCTATTTCACGCGCCCAGTTACTTAAAGAACTTCTCCCCGGCCTGAACGCTTTGTTCGGTCTGGAATACGCGAAGTATGGCGAGGAGCACGCCGAAATTTTTGAAACCGAATCCTCAGACCGCTCATTTGAGGAAGAAACCAAGCTGTCGGGCTTTTCCGCTGCGCCTGTTAAGAACGAAGGTGCTGCTATTGAGTATGATAACGCTCAAGAAGCATGGACTGCCCGTTATACGCACGAAACTATTGCAATGGGTTTCAGCATTACAGAAGAAGCTATTGAGGATAACCTCTACGACTCTCTGTCTGCTCGTTACACCAAAGCGCTTGCTCGTGCTATGGCTTACACCAAGCAAGTTAAAGCTGCTGCCATCCTGAACAATGCGTTTAGTGGCACTACCTACGGTGACGGTAAAACTCTGTGTGCTACCGACCATCCGCTGGTGTCTGGTGGAACCAACTCTAACCGTCCTACTGTTGCTGCTGACCTTAACGAAACTTCTTTGGAAGCTGCTGTTATTGGTATCAGCCAGTGGACTGACGAGCGTGGTCTGCTGATCGCAGCTAAGCCTCGGAAACTGATTGTTCCACCTAACCTACAGTTTGTTGCTACTCGTTTGCTCCAAACTGAAGGCCGCGTGGCAACAGCAGATAACGACATTAACGCCCTCCGCTCAATGGGTTCTATCCCTGAAGGCTACAGCGTTAACAACTATCTGACCGATACCAACGCTTGGTTCCTGTTGACAGATGTACCGAACGGTCTGAAGCACTTCGTCCGTACTCCCATGAGTACTTCTATGGACGCAGACTTCGATACTGGTAACTCTCGCTATAAAGCTCGTGAGCGTTACTCGTTTGGTGTGTCTGACCCGCTGGGCATTTATGGTTCACCCGGAGCCTAATTGCCTATTTGAGAGGGGGACTGCGGTCCCCCTTTCTTTTTAGTGGGTTTTGGGCTATGTTCATATTAGGGCTTAACATATTAGCTTTGCAGACAGGTACACAGCCCACCTGACATTGCACAGACTGCGAAGCGAATCCTTGTGCAAGAGGTGACACATGGCGAATACCACTTTCTCAGGTCCCGTTACTTCCACTAACGGTTTTATCGGTGACATCAAAGTTCCTACTTACACTGTAGCAACAGCTCCTTCAGCTTCTTCCGCAGGTGCAGGCACTCTGATTTACGTGTCTGATGGTGCGGCTGGTTCCGCTATTCTGGCGTTTTCTGACGGTACTAATTGGAAGCGTTCAGATACTGGCGGCACAATCGCGGCATCATAAGGGGGGGTGAGCTATGAGTGATCGTTTTGCTCCTCCTTCAGCAGAAGAACTAAAAGCCCGTGGTCTAAACGCGGATGGCACTCCTATACGAAAGGAGGAGCCTAAGAAGGCTACGACTAAAAAATCCTCTAAGAAGAAGGAGGACTAATATATGTCATTATCTGACATTCAGTCTAAACGTGTCACTGGGACTGGCTCCCTTGCGATTGGACCTGCGCGTGTCCGTCAAGTTCAAGTCCTGACCAATTCTGGTGGGGCTGGGCGGCTTACTATTACCAATGGCAATGGGGGCGCTACCGTGCTAGATATTGACTTTCTCGCGTCTGACTCTCACTCCATCAATATCCCTGATAATGGCCTTCGTTGCGAAGCAGATGTTTATATCTCAGCCGCAACGAACATTGACGCCATTACGGTCTTTTATAGCTAGGGGGATCAGATGCGGAGGTACTACAAGTCAGGCGGGCGAGTCGATAAAGCTGGTATGGCTTGTAACAAGCCGCGTCGTACTCCATCGCACCCTAAGAAGTCACACGTTGTTAAAGCGTGTGAAGGGGGTAAAGAGAAGGTAATCCGTTTTGGGGAGCAAGGCGCTAGTACCGCTGGCAAACCAAAACAAGGTGAATCTGCGCGTATGAAAGCCAAACGTAAGTCGTTCAAAGCTCGCCACGGTAAAAACATTGCTAAAGGCAAAATGAGCGCTGCGTATTGGGCCGATAAGGTTAAATGGTGATGTCATGCCAGCTAAATCTGCAAAACAAAAGCGGTTTATGGCAGCGGTAGCAAACAACCCCAAGTTCGCTAAAAAAGTTGGGGTACCTCAAAGTGTAGGAGATGAGTTCATGAAAAAAGGTTACAGAATGGGTGGTATGCCCATGGCAGACGAAATGCCCATGAAAGAAAAAATGCCAATGAAGCGTAAGAAAAAGCGTCCAATGGATGACATGATGGCTGTTACTGGCACAGGCGCAGCAGCACCTCGTCGCGGCATGAAAAAGGGCGGTAAGGTACGTGGCTGTGGTATGGCTCGTGGCGGCGCTGTTCGTAAATGCAAAATGGTAAAAATGAAAGGTTCCGATGCGTAGTTACTACCGCAAATGCGACTGCGATTGTTGCAGTGGTAAAGGCTATAAGAAGGGCGGCACTGTAAAAGACGAGTGTTACCGTAAGGTGAAGTCTCGTTATAAGGTGTTCCCTTCTGCCTATGCTTCTGGAGCAATCGCTAAATGCCGCAAGGTAGGAGCTAAGAATTGGGGTAACAAGTAATGGCAGTACGCAAGACAGCCAAGGGCGCGTCACTAAAACGCTGGTTCAAAGAAGACTGGAAAGACGTACGTACTGGCAAGGCTTGTGGACGCAAAGAGGGGGAGGAGCGCGGTACTCCGTACTGTAGACCCACAAAACGTGTGTCGAGCAAAACCCCGAAAACAAGCAGCGAAATGAGCGCGTCTGAAAAGCGTGCAAAGATTGCTGAGAAGAAACGGCTAGGGCAACCCGCAGGTAAACCAAAACGCGTATCTCCTGCAAAGCGGAAGGTTAAGAAATGACGACATCAGGTACTACCGCATTTAATATGGACTTCACGGAAATCGCTGAAGAAGCGTGGGAACGTGCTGGCCGTGAACTGCGGTCAGGTTACGACCTACGTACTGCTCGTCGTTCCATGAACCTTTTGACGATAGAGTGGCAGAACCGTGGGATTAACCTATGGACTATTGACGAAGGGTCAATAAGTCTGGTTGCTGGAACGGCTGAATATACTTTACCCGCCGATACTATTGACCTGCTAGAGCAGGTAATTCGTACGGGCGATGGTAATGTTTCCACACAAAGCGACCTCACAATAAACCGTATTAGTGTGAGCACTTATGCGTCTATCCCAAACAAATTATCACAGGGTAGGCCAATCCAAGTGCGGATAGAACGGTTACGTGATGCCCCTAAAATTACTGTGTGGCCTGTACCTGATTCAAACGATTATGTGTTCCGCTACTGGCGTATGCGCCGTATCGAAGATGCAGGGAGCGGTGTAGAGACCGCTGATATGAACTTTAGGTTTCTCCCTTGTTTAGTGGCTGGGCTGGCGTACTACATTGCCATGAAAGACCCACAGTTAGCGGAACGCATACCCATGTTAAAGCAAGCATACGAAGAACAATTTATGCTTGCGGCTGGCGAAGATAGGGAAAAAACCCCGGCGCGGTTCGTGCCTCGTGCAATGAGAATCTAATATGGCTACTCAATTTGCATCGAATCGAAAAGCGTTAGGGGTGTGTGATGTTTGTGGGTTTACTTACAGACTACGTGAGCTACGTAATCTAATTGAAAAGGGTCGGGACACAAACTTAAAAGCCTGCCGTGAGTGCTGGAGTCCAGACCATCCGCAGCTAAAATTAGGTGAGTTCCCCGTCCATGACCCACAGGCGTTACGGGACCCTCGCCCAGACTCTAACCAATACGCTAAAAGCCGTGCGCTTATCCTACCTATGAAGTCTGTTGTAGGGACTGGGTTTGTAGGTACCGTTACGGTAACGACCACATAGGAGTATTGATATGCGTAAGAAGATGGCTAAACCTTCAAAAAAGAAAATGGCTTGTGGCGGGGAAGTCCATAAGATGGCAAAAGGCGGCGGCGTAAAAGTACGCGGCTGTGGTTGTGCAACAAAGGGTACTAAAGCCCGTGGACCGATGGCGTAACGCATGAACTATACCGAGCTGAAAATTAACATCCAAGACGTTACTGAAAACACATTCACTGACGATCAGCTCGCTATGTTTACTCAGCAGGCTGAACAGAAAATCTATAACACTGTACAGATTCCTGCTTTGCGTAAGAACGTCACGGGCACGTTGTCGTTAGGTAATAAGTACCTCGGGATGCCGACTGATTTCTTGTGGACGTATTCACTGGCAGTCGTTGATGGTAGTGGGGAGTACCACTTTCTTTTGAATAAAGACGTTAATTTTATTCGAGAAGCGTACCCAAGCCCTTCCTCACAAGGCTTACCAAAACACTATGCGTATTTTGACGATAGCTCCTTTATTTTAGGACCTACCCCTGATGCAGCTTATGAGATGGAGTTGCACTATGGGTATTACCCTGAGTCTATCGTAACCGCAGGAACAACGTGGTTAGGTGACGAGTTTGATTCTGCTCTATTGAACGGTGCGCTTATTGAGGCAATACGGTTCATGAAAGGCGAACCGGACATCGTTCAGGTATACGAACGTCTATACGTTCAATCTCTCAAATTACTGAAGATGCTTGGTGATGGGAAACTTCGTGAAGATACTTACCGTTCTGGGCAATTTAGAGTGGAAGTAGAATAGGAGACTAAAAATGGCAATTACTCAAGCGATGTGTACATCATTCAAAAAAGCCCTTCTTGATGGTGAGATGGATTTTAGCGGTGACACGTCACAGGTTTTTAAGATCGCGCTGTACACTTCGTCAGCCACCCTTAGCGCCGCGACTACTGCGTATAGTGCAACCGATGAAGTTTCAGGTACAGGTTATACTGCTGGTGGTAACACGTTAACTGTTGTAGCCCCAACAACTTCTGGTACTACTGCGTATTTAGATTTTGCGGATACAACATGGTCCACGGCAACTATAACGGCGCGTGGAGCGTTGATATACCACGCAGACGGTGGCACTAATCCTGCCGTTGCTGTACTTGATTTTGGTTCAGATAAAACGTCTACAGCGGGTGACTTTACTATCCAATTCCCGACCGCAGACGCGTCTAATGCCATTATTCGGATCGCGTAGGATGAATAATGGCGTCTTCAACTGAGTACATAGGATGGGGTTCGACCGCTTGGGGCCAAGGCTCTTGGGGTACGGACCTTATCATTGTAGAAGTTGATGGCGTACAGGCTACAGGCGCGGTTGGTACTGTAGATGTATCCCTTGGGTGTACTGTATTCCCTACTGGGGTGGCTACGACAGGAGCAGTTGGCACTGTTTCTATTAGTGGTGCAGCTACTGTACAACCTTCGGGTATACCAGCAACAGG